GTTACTGTTCCCTTTAATAAAGAATGGTTTGATGAAGCAAAGCCACATTTTAAGAATATTTGGAAAATTATTGAAAAAGAAAGAGTAGAGGGATACGATCATAGAAAGCCTAAAAAAAGAAATAGAAAACCACCAATTCAATCTCCATTATGTGAACCTCAACAAAATACGATTATTGAAGATAATTTATCATTAGAACCACCAAAACTAGTTTTAAAAATAAAAACAGAAGCATTAAATAAAAATTAATTACAATAATAATTTACGCGAGTACTACAATATTTTTTGGGAGGAGAAGGTATACAATCTTTTTTTACTTCTACCTTTTCGTAAAGACCACCACATATATCAGCAGGTGTACTTGTGCCGTTACATGGCGTAGGCCAATATCTAATGTTATTTGTTTTTTGTTCGTAATTACCTACAGCCCAAATAGGATATTTTAACCATTGATCGCGATATGAAGAATCTGAAAGACCGCCAGGACGTTTATATGGGTATAAACTATTCTGCATCATTGGCGAATCAACAGATATTGGAAATTCTCCACGAGAAATAAACATTTCTTTTGTACCACCTACAACAGTGCATATTCCTAAAACTAAAAATAAAATAAGTATCATATTTAAGTAATTTAGTTTCATTCTATATAATTATATTATAGATAATAAAACAAAATAATTTTGTAAATAATAGATATAAAATTAGAATTTATTTAACATAATACAATCATAGTAGGTAACAAAAATAATATATACATAATTTTATTTTTGTTTTTGTTTTTATTATTATAATGTAAATATGACATGTTTCTGGGATAGTATTATATCATCATTAAGTTTGGAAGATTTTAAATTATTAGGTTCTAATAAAAAATTAAATAGAGAAGAATTTATTCAAAAACTAAAAAATAAAAATTGTATTGTTGATACATTATGGCAGGGAAAACCATTGAAAGAACAAGAAAAAAAAGAACATTATGAAGCTGTTAAATGTTATAATATTAAAGGTATTTACAACGGACATCTAACATCAATATGTGATTCATTTCTTCTTTTACTTAGCCATCTTTTAAATATTAAAATACAACACAAATATTTAAATACAAATATAATTTATTGCACATCTAAACCAATAAGAAAAACACTAAATTTTAAATCAAATAGAGGTCATTTTAGTCGTTAATTTTAGCTTTTAATATTTATATTTTTATGATAGAACTATTTAAAATATAAATACCAATACATATATACGATGAATTTTGAGGATTGTGTAATCAAACGAAATGGTGATAAAGAAGTTTTCTCTTTTGATAAAATTTACAAAAGAATTGTTACATTAGGTAAGGATAAAGATGGTAATAATGAACTTAATGTTAAATATACCACACTAGCACAAAAAATTATTGATAGACTTTATGACGGTATTCCTACAGAACAAATCGATGAACTTACAGCACAGCAATGTGCGTCGTTAATTACAACTCATCCCGATTATGGTATTTTAGCAAGTCGTATTCTTGTATCAAATCATCATAAAAATACTGATGAAAAATACCTAGATGTTGTAAGTAAGTTATATAATTATAAGGATATTCATGGAGAAAATTCACCACTCGTAAATAAAGCATTATTTGATGTAGTTCAATCTCACAGTGAAGAAATTCAACAAATGTTTGATTTTGATAGAGATTATCTTCTTGATTATTTTGGGTTCAAAACACTTGAACGCGCATATCTTCAACGTGTTAATGGGAATATTGTTGAAAGGCCGCAACATATGTGGATGCGAGTATCAATAGCAATTCATGGAGAAAATATGGAAAAGGTAAAGGAAACATATGAACTAATGTCTCAGAAATATTTTACTCACGCGACACCAACATTATTTAATGCTGGAACACCTCGTCAGCAAATGAGTTCTTGTTATCTACTATCTATGAAAGATGATAGTATTGCAGGTATCTATGAAACTCTAAGTGATTGTGCTAAGATTAGTAAATGGGCTGGAGGTATTGGATTACATATCCATAACGTACGTGCTGCTGGTTCTCATATTCGTGGAACAAACGGAACAAGTAATGGTATTGTTCCTATGTTACGCGTATTCAATAATACAGCAAGGTATGTAGACCAATGTGTTTTACCTGAAACCACTATTTATACTACAGAAGGTCCAAAACAGATTCAAAATTGTGTAGCTGATAAAACAGAAATTTTTACTACAAATGGTCCAGAAAAAATAGAAAATGTCCTAGAACATGCATATGACGGCGACACATTATGTGTAAATACGATACATTCCTATAAGCCTCTTACGATTACACCTGAACATCCTGTTCTTGCCCTTAGAAATCAAAAGAAAGGTATTAATTACAATGTTATTAAAAATCGTCTTCAAAATAATACTATAAAACCAGAATGGGTAGATGCAAAGGATCTAACTCTTAATGATATGTTAGTATTTACAATTCCGGAATATGAAAAAGATGTTAATAGTATTTCTCAAGATGATTGTTATATGTATGGTCTTCTACTAGGAGACGGACATTCGTCCAATACTTCAACCTACAATTATATCTCACTTCATAGTGAAAACAAAAAAGATATTGTTATATTTGTTAAGAATTATTTAACAGAGCGGTGCGTGCGATATTTTGAGGATAATGAAAATAATACAACACGTATTCGGTGGAATAAAACACTAGAATTACCTTTTAGATACAATACATTATATAATGAATATAAAGAAAAACGAGTTCATGTTGATTGGCTTAATTTACCTATTGAAAAGGCAAAGTACATCGTAAAGGGGCTAATTAAATCAGATGGATGTATTCATAAAGAAATAACATTTGATTCTACATCAGAAAACCTTGTTGAATCTATGAGATATATTTTACTAAGAATGGGGGTTCCAACAAGTGGATACATTAGAGATAGAGTAGGTGAAAAACACACCTCAGTTTATGGAGATGTTATTGAAAATAAGAAAATTTCTTATTGTCTTAGAGTACCAAAAGTTAGTGAAATTACTAATATGTTAAACATTGAAGAGGGGTCTTTTCAGAAATATTTTACCTATGATAATATGATATTTACAAGAATTTCTTCTATTGATAAATCTACCTATTCAGGAACTTTATATGACCTACAAATGAGTAAAACTCACGATTACATGATTCATAATGGAACAGTCCATAATGGTGGTGGAAAACGTAATGGATCTTTTGCTATTTACCTAGAACCATGGCATAAAGATATTCGTGAATTTCTTGAAATGCGTAAAACACATGGCGATGAGGAACAGCGTGCTAGAGATCTTTTCTATGGATTATGGATTCCCGATTTATTTATGGAACGCGTATCAAAAGGAGGTATATGGACTCTTATGTGTCCCGATCAATGTCCTGGATTAAGTGATGTATACGGTGATGATTTTAAACAACTATATGAACGTTATGAAAAAGAAGGTAGAGGTGAAAAGGTACAAGCACGTGATATTTGGTTTAAAATTCTAGATTCACAAATTGAGACAGGAACACCTTATATGTTATATAAAGATGCATGTAATAAGAAATCAAATCAAAAAAATCTAGGAACAATTAAGAGTAGTAATCTATGTGTCGCACCTGAAACATTAGTATTGACTGAAAACGGTCATGAAGAAATTCAATATTTAAAAGATAAGAAAATAAATGTTTGGAATGGTAAAGAATTTAGTGAAGTTACAATTAAACAAACAAGTGATGAATCCGAGTTAATTACTGTTAATTTATCAGATGGTTCAGAATTAACATGCACAAAATATCATAAATTTTATATTCAAAATAAATATCCAACATCAGGTATGAAACAAGATATTATTAAAAGTAAAAGTGTAACAACAGTCGAAGCACAAAATCTAAAAAATGGAATGAAATTAATTAAATGTGAATATCCTATTATTGATAGTAAAAAACAATTAGAGAATAGTTATACTAATGGATTCTTTTCAGGTGATGGAACATATACTAATACTGGAAAAGAAGTTCAACAATGCAAATTTAAGGCAACAGAAGGTAAAGCCTATTGCAAACGCCATATAGATTTACAAAGAAATGATGAAACTGATGAATTCTGTAGAGGGTTATCTTATTCGAAGAAAAATCACGTATCATTATATGGTGAAAAAATAAAACTACTTGAATTTTTAAATTATAGAAGTCATGGAGAAATAAAAGATAATAAATTAAATGTAACTCTTACAGAACATCTTGAAGATAAATTTTTTGTTCCAATTAATTATTCATTAAAAAGTAAATTGGATTGGTTAGCAGGCTATGCTGACGCAGACGGTTCTATAAGTAGAAATGGAACAAATGAATCATTACAGATTTCATCTATTCATAAAAAATTTCTTATTGATGTTAAACTTATGTTACAGACATGTGGTATTTCTAGTAAAGTAAGTGTAAACATGGAAAAGCGCAATACAGAATTACCTGATGGGCGAGGCGGATATAAAAATTATAGTTGTAATAAATTATGGCGATTGTTAATAGCTTCTAATGAATTGCAAAAATTAATTGAACTTGGATTTTCGCCAAATCGTTTAATTATAAATAATAATAATCCACAGAGAAATGCAGATCATTTTGTAAAGATTGAAAATATTACTGATAATAATCGTAAAGATAAGACATTTTGTTTTACGGAACCTAAAAGACATGCTGGTATATTTAATGGGGTTATTACATCACAATGTACGGAAATTATTGAATATTCAGACGCTGATGAAACTGCTGTTTGTAATTTAGCAAGTATTGGTCTTCCTAATTTTGTGAAAACTAAAAATCTAGATGATCTTAAATCTAAAAATATTACTGTATATTCTAAAAATGGATGTAGTTATTGCAAATTAACTAAACTTCTTCTTAATAAACATGGGATCGAATTTAAAAATATGCTTGTTGAAGAGGAACATAAAGAAGCATTTAAAGCAAAATTCAATGAAGAACATAATATTGAACTTAAAACATTTCCAGTAGTATTAATTGATAATAAATTTATTGGAGGATATACAGAGCTTTTAGATATTATGCGCAATGAAGTAGATCATGAAAAACTTCATGATGTTACAAAGGTAGTTACTAAAAATCTAAATCGTGTAATTGATATTAATTTTTACCCTACACCTAAGACTAAAACCAGTAATAGCCGACATCGCCCAATTGGATTAGGAGTTCAAGGTCTAGCAGATGTATTTATGTTACTAGATCTACCATTTGCAAGTGAGGGAGCTCAAAAAGTAAATAGAGAAATATTTGAAACCATTTATCATGCAGCAGTAGAAGCAAGTATGGAATTATCTCAACAAGAGGGTCCATATAGTACATTTAAGGGTTCACCAGCTTATGAGGGTTTACTTTCTCCTGATCTATGGAAAAATGTTGAATATTCCGGTCGTTATGATTGGGAACTGCTTAAAGAAAAAGTTAAATCACATGGTATGCGTAATTCTCTTCTTGTTGCACCCATGCCTACAGCATCCACTAGTCAAATTCTCGGAAATAATGAATGTTTTGAACCATACACTAATAATATTTATGTTAGAAGAACAATTGCAGGTGAATTCGTTATGGTTAATAGACATCTTCTAAAAGAATTAGTTGAACTAGGATATTGGACGGAAACCATTAAAACACAAATTATTGCAGCAAATGGTTCAATTCAAAAAATTAAAGATATACCAAAATGTATCAAAGAAAAATATAAAATTGTATGGGAAATTCCTATGAAAAATCTTATTAATATGGCTGCTGCTAGAGCACCATTTATCGATCAAAGCATGAGTATGAATTTATGGATGCAAAACCCTACATACGATAAACTTACTGCAATGCATTTCTATTCTTTTAGGAAAGGATTAAAAACAGGCCTTTATTATTTACGTACTAAAGCAAAAGCTGCACCTCAACAATTTACTGTTGATCCTACAGCAACACATACAGAAGATGATGATGAAGGTTGTGTTATGTGTTCTGCATAATATATTTCTTATATAAATTTTTAATATTACATCTATGTAATATGAGATTTTATTTTCCTCAACCAATAAAGTCTATCGCACATAGAGGATATTCATGTAAATATAAAGAAAACTCTTACAAAGCATTTAAAAAAGCTTTTCATTATACACGTAAGTATGATATGATTGAATTTGATCTTCAAGTATGCAAAAGTGGTGAACTAGTTATTTTT